GTTTGCAGGGCGGACCATTATTGCTTCAGGTGGGACAAGTGTTGCCGTATTAACAACCGCCGTTCATTCTGATTCAATCATCCGCTATGGTGTCCAGGTTGGTTCAATGTCTACCGTTGCCAGCGCCGTGGGTCATATCGTTGTCAACTCCATTGTTGACGGAACATCATTCATGTTTGCCCGTCATAATGCCTATCCTTCAAAGTGGGATGACACTATCATGTGGGAAATCGTTAAGACCTAAAACATGAGTATCAATCATAAGCTTGACCATGTGTTGGTGGCTTCAGGTTCCCAACTATCTGGTGACATAAATGTTGCCAACGCCAAACACGTTGCCATTCATTTTCCCGTTGTTACTTCAGGTCAAGTTTTGCTTGAAGGCAAATTCACCGATGCGGCAAGCGCAGCCTATTACCCAATATCAAATCCAAGTTCCGGATCTTATCTTGGCGTAAGTGCTGGACCAATTGCATTGCTTGTCAATGGTGGTTCAGTTTCTATGAATGTCAGTCCCCATGTTGAAGCCTTGACGGGTTTTAGAATCAATCTTGGTAAAGCACAGACCACCAACGTATCATTGGCTATTACTAAAAAATTCTAGCAGTTCACACACGATCATCTTTGTGGTATTTTCCCTTACCACTTCAAAACAATCAGGGGAATTATTCAGATGAAAAACCTTTCTTTGCAAATCGCGTTTGTCGTTCCAGGAATACCATTCAATGGTGACACATTAAAAAAAGAATCATTGGGCGGATCTGAAACCGCTGGACTGTACATGGCCAGAGAATTGGCCAAACTAGGTCACAAAGTTTTCATGTTTTGTAATTGCAAAGAAACAGCGGAACATGATGGCGTGATATACAACCCGGTTGATGTTTATTGGCAGTTTGGCCCCGTGGTTCCCCATGATGTGACGATAGTTCAACGTATGCCAGAGATATTCTCCAATCAGTTATCATCCAAATTGAACGTGTTGTGGTGCCATGACATGGCCACATTGCGTCAATCCGATACTCTGAAGGCGGCCACATGGAACATTGATGAAATCATGGTCTTATCTGACTACATGAAAAAGCAATATATGGATGTTTATGGACTGCCTGAATCCTTGTTGTACCAAACTCGAAATGGGATTGATTTGGAAACATTCGAAGACCACAAATCTGAAGTGGTTATGATCGATGACGTCCCAACCGAAACACCATTAGAGCGTGACCCCAAAAAACTGATGTATTGCGCCCGCCCGGAACGGGGTTTGGATGTGTTATTAAAAAAGATATTTCCGAAACTATTAGAAAAAGATCCAGAATTGACCCTGTACATTGCCGGCTACAATAACCAAGCCGATCACATGGCCCCGTTTTATGATGAATGTAATAGGATGATTCAGTCCTTTGGAGATCGTTGTGTCTTCTTAGGTCATTTGACTAAGGCTGAATTATATCAACATTATATGACCGCCCGTGTTTATCTGTACCCAACGCCATCCCCTATTTCACCCAACTTCAATGAAGTATCGTGCATCACCGCCATGGAATGTCAGGCGGCGGGATTGCCTATTGTGACCAGCAGAAAACGCGGGGCATTGGATGAAACAATAAATATAAAGGCGGGTTATTTTGTGACCGGTGATCCAATGACAGATCCATATATAAATGAATTTGTGAATTTTACATTGGCATTGATAAATGATGACCCGTTATGGAAATTAAATTCCAAAGCCGGTTTGAAACACGCCAAACAATTATCTTGGGAAGCATTGGCCAAAGAATGGTCAGATCACTTCATTGAATCCATTGAAGCCAAGAACGACGATCCGCGCCGATTATTAGAACATTTTTATAAGACATCGGACATCATAGCCGCTGAAGCCTTGATGGAAAAACACCCGGACTTGAATGACACATCAACGGCATTGGCCATCAAAGAAGGTTGGGACTTTAAAAATGACCCTGACACCTACCGAGAACAATATGAAAAAATAGGTGAAACCCACACGGATTGTTTTGAAAGCGTGGCCGCTGAAACGCGGTTGTCAGTGATGGCCGATTGGTTATCTAAACACCCAGAATGCCGGAACATGATTGACTGGGGTTGTGCTATGGGAGCCTATGCCATTCACCTTTCCAACGTGTTCCCGGACTTGAAAATTGTGGGCGTCGATGTTGATATTAATTCCATTCAAATGGCCAATGATTATTTGAAAACAAAGTCATTGCATCCTGAAAACCTTCAGTTTGTGACCGTTGGCGTTATGCGGGAACTGGTTGAAAGTGGTGAAGCATTTCAGAAAGCGGACGGAATCTTCGCTTGTGAAGTATTGGAACATGTACCCGATCCATATTCATTTTTAGAAGAAATTGAAGATCTGGTCAAGCCTGGTGGGCGTATGGTGGTGACGGTTCCTTTTGGGCCGTGGGAACATTTATCCTATAAAACTTATCCGTATCGCTGCCACATGTGGGAATTTGATTTCCACGATCTCAATGACATGTTTGGTGACAAACCAGATTATGGATTGACCGCTATGCCACACACGCATGATCAAATGTTGAACCTTCCTATTGGTTGGCATTTCTTGAACTATACAGTTGATCACAAACCGATTGGGCTGATTGATATGGATCGGAAATTAAGATTTCAAAGACCTATGCAAACGGTGTCCGGGGTGATCATTGCGGGCCCTAACTGCGAAGATACTTTGCTATGGTCGCTCAATTCTTATGCACCACGATTGAATGAATTAATTATTGGTGACACCGGCATGAGTGATGCCGCCTTGGCGATTGCAGAACAATTTGGCGCCATTGTTGTTCCGGCGGACAGCCCATTGATTGAAGGCTTTGAAACCCCAAGGAATCAAGCCTTAAAACACGCCATCATGGATTGGGTACTTTGGATTGATACAGATGAAAAAGTCCTTGAAATCCAGAACATCACCCGTTATTTGCGGGATAACATGTGGAATGGCTATGGCTTGAAACAATATCATTTTGCAGTTGATACAGATTTTTCCCCAGACATGCCCGTCCGTTTGTTTCGCCGGGAATCATCCCACGGGAAATGCCGTTGGTTTGGCATGATCCACGAACACCCCGAATTGGAATTGAATGAAGGCCCGGGACCTATTGTGGTATTGCGAGACATTAAAATTGGTCATGTTGGCTATTTGATTGAGTCAGGAAGACAGGCGCGATTTTGGCGGAATAAGCCGATGTTAGATAAAGATCGTGAAAAGTATCCCGATAGAAACCTGCAAAAGCATTTCATTTGCCGTGATAATATCTTGCTGGCTGGTTATGTCTTGGAACAAAACAATGGTCAGGTATCACAACAAATAATTGAATTGTGTGAAGAAACCATCAAGTTGTTCCGTGAATATTTCATGGGAAAACCAGCCATGATCAATGTGGATACTTTACAATATTATTCACAAGCCTTGGAAATATTGGGTGAGGGTGTGGACGTATCGTTTGATATAACAGCGGGCAAAGGTAGCCAGCTTGCGCCACTCCATAGTGGTGTGAAAAGATTCGCCAACGAGGAAGATTTATTGATCGAACTTAAATCAAGGGCAAAAGAAGCGGTCAAACCGTTTTTACACGAACATTGGTGATATTAAATTATGTCAAAATATTCAACCGTTTCATTGATGTTGGGGGCATTGCCAGGTATTGGATCAAGAACCAATATTGTTTCCGCTGATTTACACAATAACTTTTTATTGACAGCGGAATCCATCATTGATTCACGGTTGGCGAAGCTTTACACATTACCAATCACCACGGAATGCAGTTGTGGGGATACTTGTAATATTCCTATATTGCAAACCATAGCAACGGACTTGTCATTATATCGATTACTAGCCCAACGCATTTTCACCCAAGAAAAGAAAAATGAATCCATGTGGCCTGATAAGTTCAAACAAGCCATGGAACTATTGAATGATATTGCTGAAGGTAGTATGGAGTTAGTGACGGAAGCGGGTGAAATCATCAATGAACGGACGGATTTGGCGGGCGTTGAAAGCAGTTCTGAGGACTACAGCCCAACCATGACGGAAGATGACACACGTTTCCAAGTCGATGATCCTGACAAGATTGAAGACATTAGAACCGAAAGGGATCAGTGTTGATATGACATCAGGCATCACGGTAAATGCCACCCGGGCTGTCAGAAAATTTAAAATCCTTGAAAAGAGTTTAGATGCTGATGTTGCTTTGACCTTGATTGGTCAACGTGAATTGAAATGGATTAACAAGAATTTCAAAGCCCATGGAATAGAAAAACCGTGGAAACCATTATCCAAAAATACAATTGCATCAAGGCGCGGTGGTGGTGGCGGGGCCCAACCATTAAGAGACACGGGACGATTGGCGCAATCATTTGTTTCAGTGGTCAAAAAACCATCGGTGAGCGTTGGCACTAAAAATAAAATTGCAATATTTCACGAAAAAGGAACCAAGCCATATACCATCAGGCCGAAGAAAGCAGGGGGGATGTTGGCATTTATGACCACCCGTGGTCCAGCACTCGCAAGGGTTGTGAATCATCCAGGCTTGCCAAAGCGGCAAATGCTACCATCCAAACAAGTGGCCACGTTTATTGCCTTTGAAACCATGACAAAGATAGTGGAAAATGCAATTTCAAAAGGCAACCAAGGCACCACATAAATGGCCCGTATAAATTACTATGCAATTGAGGAAGCCATCAAAGCCATTCTTGATGCGGATGTCGATGTCCAAACCCATTGGGATAAACGAGAAACGAGGATCATCATTGAACGTGAAATCATTTTTGGGATGGATGAATGCCCGTGTGTTTTAATCTATTTAGATCGCCGCGAAGCCCCGGCAAATATGCAAGGTTTATCAGGTGGCCAACGGACTAGAATGTCCCTTCATTTTTCACTATGGGTGGCGGAATTTCATTTGGATAGCGTGGCCGAAGCAAGCCAGAACCGAGATGATTTGATGGGCTTGGTTGAAGTTGCCTTAATGAAAGAAAGAACCTTGAATGATACAGTCGGCGTCAGTTGGTTGGATGGTGGTGAATTTTTAACAGCCCAAACAGATAATGGCTTTATTTCATGCGGTGAAATATTATTGGCCGCTGAACAAGTAGCAACAACAATATAGGTTTTTGATTATGCCAAACGAAACAATGAGTATTTTAATGACCACTAGCCGTGATTGTCCGTCTTTGGGGCTATTGGAAGCTGGTGAAAAATACACCATTGGCGCTTCATTTGGTCAGCAATTATGCGATCAAGGTTATGCAGTAAAAGCCAGTAATCAAACCAAGAAAACAACCAAGAAAAAAGAACCAGCCAAGTCCGTTGCAATGGCCGCTATTGTTGACGCCATTAGAAAATTAGACGATGGCGAGAACAAAGAAGATTTCACAGATGATGGCAAACCAAATGCCAACATTTTATCAAAAATATGTGGTTTCGATGTTAGCGCGGAAATGCGTGATGAAGCATGGGAATTGTATAACTCAGAAAATACGGGAGATTAGATCATGGGATACGGAATGAATGGCCACGTTGGCTTTGCGTTTGAATCAAGTGGTGGAACTCCCGTTGCCGCTGCCGAATACGTTGAAGCAATGTCGGAAAGTATATCATTAACCAAAGACCGGTTTGAAACCAGAAATGTCATTGGCCGATTGTCTGAAGGTGATGACATGGTAGGGCTTGACCGCGTTGGTGGTGATGTTGTCTTCAGTGGTTTCCCAGGGCCTTTGGGTTTCTTTTTAGCGGGTGTTACTGGCATTCAATCCAATACTGAAGTTTTGTCCGGCTTCCTACATACACATGAATTCATGATGGCCAATGCTGATTGGGATAGTGTTTATTCACAGCGCCCAATAACCTTTGAAATTTTCCGTGATGTGACCAGTTCACAACAATATGCGGGTTGTAATATTTCAGCATTATCCATGAACGTGGCACCCAATCAGGCGCTACAAGTCACGGCCAACATTGTTGGAAAATCAATGCTGGAATTAGCCAAAACAACGCCAACCTTTCCAGGTTCACCGGTCAATCCATTAGCCTTTGATACTTGTTCAATTGAAGTGGGCGGGAATGCAACGGCATTGATCGAGGGCATCACCACCAATATTGATAATCAATTGGAAGGTGTGCCAAGCCTAAACAATTCAACAGTGATTCGGGCTATTCGTAGAACCGGACCACAGATGTTCCGCTTGTCTGGAAATATTGCTTTTGAAGACATCACGGAAATGGAAGAATTCAGAAACCAAACAGAGCGCCAATTCATTATCAGTCAAACACGCGCCAATTCATTTCAATTCATTCAAGACTTTCCACGGGTTGTCTACAATACATTTGCGCCGGTTATGGCGGGGCGGGATCGAATAGTGGTTGGATTTGAAGGAATTGCCCGTTATCATTCCGGATCTGCCAATGCTGGCAAATTTACAGTGACCAATAATACAAGCGGTTATTAATCACCAAACAATCACCAATCAGGGGGTTTTATTATGGATTCTATTGATCTAGATCAATTGTTGGACGGGCGCAACATCAAACAGGTTGGCGCTATTTTCTTACAATATGCCGCCAACAATTTGAATGAAGGAAACTTCAATTCAATGTTGAATAAGGTTTTTAAGATTGTCGATGATAAAAAACCACCTGTTTTCAAATTAAATAAAAAAGAGGTTGATCTAAGAAAAGCAATTCCATTGACCGTTAAAGATTGGAAAGCGTTGAAGGCTGCCGGGGTTGACTTATTAAAAATTAGCCAAGGCGAAGTTGAAATGGAACAATTAATTGAATTAGTTTCATACGTATGCAGAAAAGCAAATTCAGAATTGACGGACGAAGATTTTGACACAATGCCAGGCCAATGGTTCATTAGTATTTCAAAGGCGGTCAATGAATTAGGGGGTGAAGTTGATGTCCCTTTTTAGAATCCGTCCATGTGTTTGGTGTCCATTATGGATGGAATATTGATGATGTAGAAAAATTGACGCCACAACAATCACAGTTTTTACAAATGATGATTGAAAGAAACAAGGTGAAAAATAATGGCGGCTGATGTAGTAATAAAAATTCGTCTGGATGGATTGACAGGGGTTGATCAGCAATTAGACAAGACCGAAAAGAAATTCAAAAAGTTTGGAAATAAACTTGCTTCAGGTGTCACTAAAGCAACCCAAGCCCTAGCCCTTCCCGTTGCCGTTGCCGCTGCCGGCATCCTAAAGGTGGCGGGTGACTTTGAATTGGCCATG